CTACGTGGACATCCTGCGCGGCCTGGCCGACGAACCGGCGAACTGCATGACCGTTGCGTCGCGGCACGGCCTGAGCCCGTGCTGGGCCCGCCGACTGCTCCGGCGCATGCGCGACCTCGGCATCGTGAGCATCGCCACATGGGGCCGCTGCGGCCTGCGCAATTCGCTGGCGCCGGTCTACACCTATCCGCCGCAGGCCGACGTGCCGCGCCCGTTGTGCCGGTCGACCGGCCAGCCAAGCCGTCACCCCTCTGTGCTGATGACGAGGGTCAAGACCTCCCCTGAGGTGACAACGCTTGCAGCGATCTTGCGTGCGCTGTCCGAGCCGATTGGAGTGCGGGGGCTGTCGGAGGCGGTTGGCATTCACTACAACAGCGCGCTGGCCCTGATCCGGCATGCGCACCAGATTGGGTTCCTGTTCATCGCCGACTGGGAGCGGCGGCTGCACGGCGGTAAGCCGTCTGCGCTCTACCAGGTCGGGATTGGCCGCAAGGACGCGCCGCGCCCAGTGCCAGAGCCGAAGCATCTGGGCCACAAGAGGTATCGCCTGGCGCGTGCGCAGAAGCTTCAGCAGCTCGCCATGTTGCATGCCATCGCAGCGAATGGCCAAGCGCTGCAGCGGGCGGCCTGACCTGGCCGCCGCGGGCGTCTCGGACTGAGCAGCCCGCGGTGTATCGAGACTGACCAATTGAGGAGATCCCATTGACCACCACCCCCAGTGAATTCGAGCAGCAGGTCAAGGCCGCTGCTGAGAAGGCTGTTCTGCAGTTCATCCAGAGCGGCGGATGGCTGATGCCGAACTACGAGGCCCGCCTGAAGGTGCCGTTGGAATGGCTGGCGGAATGCTGGCGCCTGGTCGATGCCAAGAAGCTGCAGGCGCAAATCACCGAGCGCCTGGAGTCCGAATTGGCCGACCGCATCGTCAACCACATGGCCGCGGAACTTGCGACGGACATCAAGCAGATTCTGTCCGTCAAGGAGCGCCGGGAGGCAATCCGCGCGCTGGCCCGGGAGCACATGGATTCGATCATGCGCGCTGGTGAGGTGAAGCCGTGACCACCGAGACCACACCCGATCCAGAGGACCGCGAGGAGATCGAGCGGTTGCACAGCGAGTTCTGTGACCGCCACAACGATGCCGCCATTGCCCTCCAGGACAAGTCCTACGCGCTTGGGCGCAAACGTGGTGCGACTGAAGCGGCTGGTTTGCTGGAAGCGGCCCGTGGAGTCGCCGAGCACATCGAAGGCCGACAGCCGACGTTCGGGTATCTGCGAGACACCGACCAAAGCCGCGCAGCCCTCGCAGCGCTGCTGGTAGCCATCAGCCGCGCTACTGGAGCCACCCATGACTGACCCCAAGCACGTCGTCGGCCTTTCGGGCGGCAAGGACTCCACCGCTCTGGCCTTGTGGCTGGTCGAGAACGAGCCAAGAGAGTACGAATTCATCTGCAACGAGACAGGCAACGAGTTGCCTGAAATGGTCGAGCACTGGAGCCGCCTGGAGCGAATCCTTGGCTCGCCGCTCAAGCGCGTCAGGCACTCCACCGACCTGATGGGCCTGATCGAAGAGCAGCAGATGCTGCCGAACTTCCAAGCCAGATGGTGTACACGCATTCTGAAGATCGAGCCGACCATCGAGTACATGGAGAGTCTGCCAGAAGGCTCCACGCTGTACGTCGGGCTTCGGGCTGACGAGGAAGAGAGGCGCGGCCTGTACGGCGAAGACTTGACCATCCGCTTTCCTCTTCGTGAGCAGGGGTGGACCGAGGGTGACGTGTGGCGCTACCTCGCAAAGATGGGTGTCACGATCCCGGCGCGCACTGACTGCGCCGTGTGCTACCACCAGCGCATCGGCGAGTGGAAGTCGCTGTGGCAGAACCACCCCGAGCGCTTCGCTGAAGGCGTCCGGGTGGAGGCTGCCACCGGGCACACCTTCAGATCGCCAGACCCCAAAGGGAACCCCGAGCGCTCCGGCCGCGATTCTTGGCCGGCGTCGCTGGAGTTGCTTGGCAAGGCGTTCGCAAGCGGCCGGCCCATCAGGAAGTCGAAGCGCACGGAATCGTGCCGGGTGTGCAGCCTATGAGCCGGGTAACGCGACCAATCGACACGTCCGGCTGGCGAGCAGTCGGCCGCATGGAACTTGGCATTGCGAAGCTTCGCAATTCGGAGAACGGCATGACTGACCCCACCGCAGCCCTCGTAGTAGCCCGAGAGGCGCTGAAGGGCGCGAAGTATGCGATCCGCGGGCGTGAGCACACAGGGTTCATTGATGCAGCCCTCTCCACCATCGAAGCAGCGATTGCCCAACAGCCAAATGACTCGGGCGTGCCGGCGCAAGCGCCGTCGCGCTCTCTGGTCGCGGGGCTCCCGACGATCGCTCACGCGGCGTGCGAAGTGCCAGCGCCTCGGGTCGGTTCATCATGAAGCGCCCCGACCCCTACTACGTCTCGTCTGGAATGGTGACGCCCGACGAGCCCCGCAGCGGCTGGTACTGGGGCTATGAGGACGACGAAGGCGAGACGGTCATCCGCGGCGACTACGGTAGCCGGCGCGACGCCATCGAGGCGATCGACCGCTTCATGTTCAACCGCGGTCTTCTTGAAGACGGGAGCCAGCCGTGAATGTCCGCCGAATCGTTCGCACGCAGCGGCTGCTGGCCGAGCTTGGGCACGCAGATTCGCTTGAGGCGCTGGAAGAGTTGCGCCGGCTTCGCGCGAGGGATCGTCAGTCGGCGAAGCCGAGCGAGACGCTTGCGGCTCGACCCGAAGGGCAAGAGCCCGGTCCCGCCAGGGACGCGCCCAACACCGAGGAAAGCCGCGCAGCCATTGACTCAGCCCGTCAGGCAGCTACTTCGGCTCCTTCGCGCGATCTATGAGCTTGCGCACCCACTCCCCGCCGCCGTTGCGCTTGACCTTCGCGCGCTGCGACTCGGACATGCGGATGTTCATCGTCACGGTGGCTTCGCCTTCAAGGACTGGCGGACGGCCGGGGCCGCGCTTCGGTGGTGGCTTGGATTTCATGGCGACATGATAACGCGCCACAAAAAGGACTTGCAAGGCTGGATTTCGTGCCACATAATCAAGCCATCGAACAAGCCCCCCGGAGAGAACACATGAACGCCTTCGCCACCATCGAACTCCTCTCCCACACCACCATCATCAACGGTCGCGCTGTGCGGCAAGCCGTCGTGGAACTCTCTTCCTCCGCTGGTCAATGGCTTGGCTCGTTCCTCGTGTTCGGGTTCACCACTCAACAACTCAAGGACCGGGCCTACATGGAAGCCGACCTCAACCTGTCGTCCAAGGGCTTCACCCTTCAATCTCTGAGGGCGGCATGAGCCTTTTTGAACTCCATGAGCGCATCGTGCGCAGCCTGGGCGGCCGCTGCCTCCAGATAGGTGGCGGGCTGATAGCGCGCAACGGCGATCGGCACGAGCACTGCGGGACCTGCACGACACGCTGTGGCGCTGGCGCAGAGCGGCTCGGGTTTGCTGGCGGCGTAGTTGTCGCGCGCGTCTGGGGTAGCGATGCCATCGAACTGCTCTGGCCGTGCCCTCAATGCGGTTGCGAAGTCTCCCAGGAGACGACCGCCATCACCTCCATGCGCGATGCCGAAGAAGCGAAAGCTGACCCGCTCTGCTTCAGGTGTCGCCGAACCGAAGCAAGCACAAACGCAGGAGATCCGCAGTGAGCGAACAGAACAGTAGCGCCGAAGGCGCGGTAGCCGAGGCGCTGGAAGAACTGCGCCGCGCAATCTGCGCGATCAAGCGAGTCGGCGCGATCGACGGGCGCGACGTCGTGCGCCAGGGCAGCGTGCTAGACATCATCGACCAGCGCCGCGCTGCTCTCGCACATCCTGCTGTCGAATCGTGCGCATCCCCCGCAGCAGCGGGTGCGCAGGAGGGGGTGCCTGCCAACTGGCTCGACAGCATCATGGACCGCCGCAGGGCGAACGGCGAACGCCGCTGGACTACGGCCATCGTTTTCGATGCTCTGAAAGAGGCATACGAAGCCGGGCGCGCCACCCATCCCACACCAGCACAGGCCGCACCCCAGGCCGAGACGCTGACGCTGACGATCAGCGAGTTGGCCGATGCGCTGGGGGCGGCAGGCGGCGCCAACGCTGACGACGCCACGGAAACCGAGGTGACGCTCACCCGCCGCGAAGCCTTCACCAGCACCGAAGGCGAGGCCATGGGCGCCGGCCTGTACCTGCACTTCACTGAGTACCCCGAAGAAGGCGTCAACGGCCCGCTCGGCGTCGGCGAGGTAGCGCCGCTGATCATCACGAAACTCGACCCGGGTTTCCGTTGGGACAGCGAAGCGCTGCACCACATCCCGAGTTTGCTGGTCGAGTTCGAGCCCGTGGCCACCGGGAAGCCGAACGACGCGAGAGGGTGGCACGACCGCGATGCACTGGCTGCAATGCTCAACGCCGGGCGTCTCGCATCCCCGGCAGCGGTCAAGCAATCCTTGACGGCTGCGTCGGGCCTGACCGATGAGCAGATCGCGGAGGTTGCCCGCACCGCTCTCGGATATGACGGCGGCTTTCAGACCGTCCACTCAGGCGACCTGAGGCACTTCGCCCGCGCCATCCTCGCCGCAGGCATCGGGCACGCACCTGGGGAGAAGCCGTGAGCACCACCGACACCAAGATCCAGGAACTGTTGCGGCTGGCGCGCGAATGGGTGCGCATCTGCGTAGAGGGGCAGCCGCACCAAGCACGTGAATCAGCCCGCACCGCCCTCGAATCCGCCCTTCGCAGCGCTCTCCAGCGGGAGCCGCTGAAGCACGCCGAGCTGCTGCGCTTGCGAGGCCTCTGCGTTGGCAGGGTCAGCGGGGAACTGTACGAGATCGAATTCGCCCGCGCCATCGAACGCGCACACGGCATCGACTCGAAGGACACCCATGGCTGAGAAGAGACCAGCGGCAGTAGCCAAAGCCGAAACGATCAGGGATGCGGCCGCGCAGGCTCTGGAGAAAGCGCGCGAGCACGTCAAGACCCTGGAGCGCGAGCATGGCCTGACCATCCAGGCGGTGCGTGCCGCTCAGGAGAATCATGACGCCACGCTGCCACAGTGTAGGGTCATTTGCGTCAAGTGGCGGTCCAGCAAAGAGGAGGAGCGCGGCCGGGCGGTGATAGTTCGGCAGACACCGAAAGGAATGCTGGTGGTGCGGTGGGTCGGCGAATCAACCGGCGATGCCAGATACAAGTGGGACGGCAGGAAGTTCGTGCTTGCTCGGGCGCGCTCTACGAGTTGGCTCAACGACAGCATGGAACTCCGCGACGTGCCGCCCGAGTACATGCCGAAGGATGAAGTCCATGACTGAGACCCCGCAACCGGAAGCGCTGTGGCTGGCTGAAATGCTCGATGCATTCCCGTCCGGCTGGCCTGAGTTCAACCAGGCCTCGGCAGAACTTCGCCGCCTGCACTTCGAAGTCGAGCAAGTCCGCGAGCGCAACGACTTCATGCTGGGCGCGACCCGCGAGGCGCAGGCGCTGTGCGCCATGTACATCGAGCGCATGCAGAAGGCGGAAGCGGAAGTCGAGCGGCAGACGCGCCACCTCGTTGAAGCCGATCGTGAGTGGCACGGAAAACTCACCGCGTCCGACGCCGAAGTCGCGCGCCTGACCGAAGAGCTATCCCGTCTGCGCGATCACCTCGGGGAGGGAAGTAGGCATGAGTGACATCCGCCTCAAGCGCACGGACCACGGATTCCGCTTCGGCGCCGCGCAGCACAAGGTGGACATCCGCGTCACGAAGTCGGGGCAGATGCGGGTCTATCTCAATGGCTTGGAGTGCGGGGCTACGAAAGGACGCTTCAATGGCTGACGACTTCTTCAGGCCGCGTCATGAGCCGGCGCGCACCATCTACGACGCGTTCCAGGCCGAGGCCGCAAAGCGCCATGGGCGCACCGTACCTCAGTGGCTTCAGGCCGAGCGCGAGGCGGTGTGGTCGCGCGCACGCGATGCCGCGCAGCAGATGGGCCTGCGAGTGCCGACCATGGACGACGTAGAGCGCGCAGAACGTCAAGCATCAGGGCATTGCGACTACGGCGCGAAGTGGGCCTATGGCGTTGTCGAGTGCATGCGCAAAGGAGCGGCCAATGGCTGACATCAAGGAAGTGCTGGCAGGCGTGCCGCTGCCGGAGCCGGCCGGATTCCGCACGCGCTATCGCAGTGAGCCGGGGATGCTCGGGCACTACCCGTGGACCTACGCCGACCAGCGCCGCCGCAGACCCGAGAGGCCGGAGCACGAGTCCGAAGACCTGTTCACCACAGACCATTTGCACGCTTACGGCGAAGCCTGCGCAAGAGCAGCGCTGCAAGCTGAGCGCCAAGCCATCATCGATGCAATGCCGGGTGGCTACTCCGTGGATCCACAGTGGGTGTGCGACTTCATCCGCGAGAGGGCCGGGCTCGACACACGGCGGACTGCACAGCTTCCGGCGCCCGCGGCGGGGGATTACCCGGTTCGTTGGCCGCATCGCTACAAGTACCTGAGCAGCATGGGGCATGTCGTCTGGCGCGACGTGTTCGAGGGCCGGATGAAGTGCGCCCTTGACGACGCAGTGAAGACCCATAAGGTCGCCGTCTTCGTCTGCGAATCGGAAGCGGCCGAGTACTGCCAGCACCGGAACGCGCTCACGGCATTGAATGGCACTTGCGCCCTCCCCGCCGCCCCTCAAGGAGATGGCACATGATGGGCTGCACACCCCGCGCATAGACCCCTATGCACCTGCTGTCAAGGAGTGCTACAGTTCTGATGTCGCGATAGCGCCTCGTTCGAGGCGACAAGCTCGGGGTCTACCCCGTTCAACCAAAAAGAGCGACACCGCCCCCTTCAGGGCGAAGCTCCCTCCAGAAATCACCGCAAGCCGCCCACCGAGGCGGCTTTTGCATTCCTGGGCCCCCAGAAACGCGCGAGGAAGGCCATGCCCACCATGACAGAACCCGCATCGAGCGCCGCGGCTGGTGTCGCGGGGTGGAAGCTGATCGGCGGCGCCGCTGGCGCTGCTGGCATCGGCGCTGGCCTTGCGGCCCTCATCGCGATGTTGATGATGAGTCCGCGCAGCGCGAAGGAATGGGCTGTCGGCCTGACAACCACGGTGATCGGTAGCGTGGCCGGCGGATCCTTCGTCATCGCGCACTTCAACCTTGCACAGAAGCTGTTCATGGTCACCGGCGCCGAGCTGTACATCGGCCTGATGGCGGCGATCGGCATCGCCTTCGCCTGCGGACTGCCAGCCTGGGCGTTGACACGGTGGCTGTTCACTTTCATCGAGCGCCGCAAGGACAAGGACCTCGCCGAGATCGCTGACGAGGTGCGCAAGCAGCTCCGGGACGTGACGCCGTGATGACTGTCTCTGAATTCATGATGGGGCGTGACGTATCGCACGCACTGGAGTGCTCCCCCGACATCCTGCGCAATGCGGGCCGCACCGTCGAGATCGTCAACAAGCTGCTGATCCTGGCCAAAGGCGCGGGGGTGGCAATCATCCCAAGGCAGGACGGCACGCTGGTGAACAGCGGCTGGCGGCCGCCAAGCGTCAATGCGGCCACGGCCGGCGCGGCCTCACGCAGCCTGCACATGACCGGCGAGGCGTGCGACCTGCACGACCCCAAGGGCCACATCGACGAGTGGTGCGACATGGTGGCTGACACCGTGCTGCGAGACCTCGGATTGTGGATGGAGCACAAGTCTCGGACGCCTGGCTGGTGCCACGTCCAGATCCGCCCGCCGAAGAGCGGAAACCGTCGGTTCCTGCCGTAGGAGATTCATCATGCGCGCACTGCTCCTGGTCCTGATGTTTCTCCTGACCGGGCCAGCGGGCGCGGCATTGGTAGGCGTCGGCCAGTCCGGCGACACCCGCATCGAGTTCTACGACGAGCGCGGCACATGCCCTGAAGGCGCCTCGCGTGTCGTCATGGTCGAGCCCCGCGGTGCCGCAGCCGAGGGATGCTGGGCCGAAAACGACGAGGGCGATGTGTTCATCGTCATGGCCGACGGCCGAGTGGCGCGCGGGCACCGCCGCATGATCAAGCCGCCGACCAACACGTGATCGCGCTCCCGGCCTTCGTCACCGCGCGCATGCTGCTGATCGGTGGCGCCATCCTCGTGATCCTCATCGGCCTTTGGGCCTGGGGCGAGAAGCGCGAGGACGACGGCCGGGCCGAAGTGCAGGCCGCATGGGACGACGAGCGCGCCACGCTCATCAGCGCCGCGGCGGACGCGCAAGCGAAGCAGCGAGCGGTCGAGCAGGAATTCAACCGCGCCCGCCAGGAGGCAACCGATGCGCAAGCCAACGAACGCCGCCGCAACGCTCGTGCTGTGGCTGAGCTGTCTGCTGATCGCGACAGGCTGCGCAACGACATCGAGGCCTACGCCGCCGGTGGTGGTGCAAGCGCCAGTGGTGCCGCCCCCGCCTGCAACGAGCGAGCCGCCAACCTCGGAAGAGCTTTGGATGACGCACTGCAGTCTCATGCGGCGTGTGTCGGCACTGCTGCGGATCTCGCTGCCGATGTCCGCGCACTGCGCAGCGCTTGGCCCCGAGAAGTGACCCCGTGACCCGGATCTACCTCCGCATCGCAGCCGGCGCCGCAGCCTGGATCGCGCTGCTGCTGTGCATGGCCTACCCGCTGCCCACATGACCCTCTTCACGGTCCGCGTCGACCACCACATCCACATCGCCGGGCAACCGGCTTCCCCCGACCCGCTTCCATTGCTGGGCCGGATCCTCGTGTCTCTCAACGAATTCGAGTACAAGCACATGACCACTCAAGCTGAACTGGCCGCGAAACTCACTGCCCTCGCCGAGCAAACCAACAAGGCCAAGGCCGAAGTGCTCGGCAAGCTGTCCGACCTGGCGCAAGCCCTGGCCAACGCCGGCAACGCCAGCCCCGAGGTGGAGGCCGCTTTCGCTGCGCTGTCCACTGCTGTGCAGGGTGTCGATGACATCGTGCCGGATCCCGTGCCCGAGACGCCTGCTGACCCGGCGCCGGCTGGCGGGGAATCCGAAGGCTGACCCATGACCACCGACGAAGCCGAGATGCGCGACCGCCCCAAGCGCTACGCCATCCTGATGCTGAGCGACGAAGGCCCAGCCATCGGCATGCATGTCACGTGGGGCGACGACGCCAGCGCAACCTGCGACCTCAAGAGCCCCGCTCACCAGCACATGCAACTGCTGATCAAGGCCATGGACACGATCGCCCAGCGCGTGCCCGACAGCGAACCGCTGCCCACCGCCGTCACCGTGGCTCGCCTGCACGCCGCGATCGAGACGGAGGAGCGCAAGGCCATCGCTGACGGTACGGCTGAGCCGATGTTCGGGCGCGCCTGACGACCGTGGCCACGGAGAAGAGGGCCCCAGTCGACTGGGAGGCCATCGAGGGGGCATACCGGGCGGGCGTCCTGTCCACCCGCGAGATAGCCGGCCAGCACGGGGTCAGCCACACCGCGATCAACAAGCGCGCGAAGGCCGATGGCTGGGACCGCGACCTCTCCGCGAAGATCCAGGCCAAGGCCGAAGCGCTGGTTTCCAGACGCGAGGTTTCCAAGGAGGTTTCCAGCCAGAAGGCGGCAACCGAACGGGAAATCATCGAGGCCAACGCCGAGCGCATCGCTCAGGTCCGCGGAGAGCACCGCGCCGACATCCAGCGCGTGCGCTCCCTTGGGCTGGCGCTGCTGGCCGAGCTGGAGGGGCAGACATCCAGCCGCGAACTGCTCGACCAACTCGGCGAACTGCTGCGCGCGCCGGACGACACAGGGTTGGATAGGCTCAACGACCTGTACCGCAAGGTGATCAGCACCCCGAGCCGGGTGGACTCCGCGAAGAAGGTGGCCGAGACGCTGAAGCACGCGATCGGCATGGAACGCGAGGCCTACGGGCTGGACGACAAGAAGCCAACCGAAACCCTCGGCGACATCACGATCACGTTCTGATGGCCATCAACTACAAGGCCGAGCCGACCGCTTCACGTTTCCACCGCTCCGACGCCTTCGTGCGCGGGCTACGCGGCCCGATCGGAACGGGCAAGTCGGTGACCTGCTGCATGGAGATGATCCGCCGGGCGCGCGAGCAGGAGCCATTCGAAGGTGTGCGCCGCTCGCGCTGGGCTGCGGTACGCAACACGTACCCGGAACTGCGCACCACCACCATCAAGACCTGGCAGGACTGGTCCGAGGCGCCGGTGAAGTGGGACTCGCCGATCAGCAGCATGTTCGTGCGCAAACTGCCAGACGGCACGACGGTCGAGATGGAAGTGCTCTTCATGAGCCTGGACCGGCCGGACGACGTGAAGAAGCTGAAGTCGCTGGACCTGACGGGCGTGTGGCTCAACGAGGCGAGCGAGCTGGCCAAGGCGGTGCTGGACATGAGCACCGGCCGCGTCGGGCGCTTCCCGTCCAAAGTGCATGGCGGGCCCACGTGGTCGGGCGTCATCATGGACACGAACTGCCCCGACGACGATCACTGGTACTACATGCTGGCCGAGGCGCCAACGCCTGAAGAACTCGAGCAGCGCGCGAACCTGGAGCAGCAACTGCGCGACCTAGGCGTGCTCAAGTCGACGCAGAGCCTGTACGAATGGTTCTCGCAGCCTGGCGCCCTCGTCGAGGTGGATGGGCAGTACCAGCCGAACCCGCTGGCCGAAAACGTGGACAACCACACGTTGGGTTACGGCTACTGGCTGCGTCAGGTGGCAGGCAAGAGCAAGGAGTGGATCAAGGTCTTCATCCTCGGGCAGTACGGCACCGTGCAGGACGGGAAGCCGGTCTACACCGAGTGGAACGACACGCTGCACGTCAAGGCGATCAACCCCATTCAGGGCCTACGGCTCGACATCGGCATGGACTTCGGCCTGACACCTGCCGCGGTCATCACGCAGACCGATGCGCGTGGTCGCCTGCTGATCCTGGATGAGTTGTGCGGCGAAGACATGGCGATCCGCCAGTTCCTGCAGGACGTGCTAATTCCACAACTGGTCCGGGTCTATCCGGCCTGGTGGGGCAAGCGCAACGAGCCAGAGGGCGGAATCATGGTGTTCGGCGACCCAGCCGGCGAGCAGCGGGCACAGACAGACGAGAGGACGTGCTTCGACGAGGTGAAGGCGGCGGACCTGCGTATCCGCGCCGGTCGCACGAATGCGTTCCTCGCGCGACGGGGCGCGGTAGCGTGGTTTCTGTCGAAGTTGTCGGGAGGCCAGCCGGCGCTGCTGCTCGACCCGTGCTGCACCGTGCTGCGCAAAGGCTTCAATGGCGGCTACAAGTTTCGGCGGCTGCAGGTCACCGGCGAAGAGCGCTTCACCGAAGAGCCAGCGAAGAACAAGTTCAGTCACCCGCACGACGCGCTGCAGTACGCGGCTCTTGAGGGCGGCGGCGTACAAGGCCTGCGAGAGAAGCGGCCTCGCCCAGCCATTCCCGGTCACCGAAGCACCGATAGCGCCACTGGTTTGCTAGGCTGACGCACGATGAAGCACTGCAAGCGCTGCGACACGCTCAAGGCGGCCGACCAGTTCGGCCCGAATGCAGGCCGGAAGGACGGACTGTCGGTCTACTGCCGACTGTGCACGAAGGCCTACATGGCAGGGAAGCAGTACGACAAAGCCCGGTGGGCAGAGAAGCGCGCCGAGGAGTCCGCGAGGAATGCCGCGTACCGCAAGGCGAACGCGGAAAGGCTGACGCTCGAAAGCCGTGCGCGGAAGGCAATCGCGCGCCGCGAGCGCCCTGATGTGGTCAACGCTCGCAACAAGGCCCGGAAGGCGGCGCAGCGCAGAGCCGTTCCGCCGAGGGCTGACAAGAAGGCCATCGGCCTGATCTACAGCAAGGCGAAGGAGTTGTCCAAAGCCTTCGGCGTCGACCTGCACGTGGACCACGTGGTGCCACTGCGCAGCAAACTGGTCTGCGGCCTGCACACAGTGGACAACCTGCAGTTGCTGGACGAGAGCCTGAACTACGAGAAGCGGAACTGGCGCTGGCCTGATATGCCGTAGGCCGGGCCACCGCACAGAACACCACGAGCCGCCTTCAAGGCGGCTTTTGCATTCCTGATCGCCTGATGCCCGCAGGCGATTGGTCATTCACCAGCGCGGGCGCAACCAACCAAGGAACCACCATGGGCCTCATTCACGGCGTCGTCAACGCCGGCAACTCCACGTCGAGCAACATCAACGATGGATCGCCTGTCGCGCCCCGCATCGGTGGCCAGGGCGAAATGATCGTGCAGCAACTGCACGGCCGCCTGCACGAACTGTCGCGCCGCGGCAAGCTGTTCTACGGCTCCAACGGCGCGGTCCCGACGGTGACCACGGTGGCCCTGGCCACGACCTACACGGGCCTGTGCCTCTACAACCCCGCCGGCTCGAGCAAAGACCTGATCGTCGAGGCCGTGGGCTACTCGTTCCTGGTGGCGTTCCCCGCCGCTGCCACCATCGGCCTGCTGGGCGGCTACTCGGCCGCCGGCATCGCGACCGCCTCTGCGGCCGCCTCGCCTGGCGCTTCGACCAACCTGCGCGGCGCAGTCGGCTCCGGCCGCTGCGCGCTGTCCGCCACGCTGGTGGGCACGCCCTACCTGCTGGAGGTGTTCGGCGAGGGCCTGACGGCCGCCATCACAACGGCGCCGCAGGGCATGCACGTCATCGACCTGCACGGCAAGTGGATCGTCCCGCCTGGTGGCTATGTCGCGACGTACACGTCCACGGTGTCGGGTGCGGCGTCGATGGCCGCCTCGTTCCTCTGGAGCGAAGAGCCGGCCTCGGCCTGATCGTCCTGAATGCGCCAGATGACCGACGAGGACGACGGCATGCCTGACGAGGGCATGTCCGACGAGGATGCCAAGAAGGAGCGCGAGGAACGCCTGAAGGCATTCGCGCTCCTCGTCGCCGGCCGCCGCGATGAAGCGGTGAAGGGTCGTGCGGAATACGGCATCGAGAACATCTGGCGCGAGTGCGAAGAGGCCTATGCTGGCATCGACGACCTGAACCGACACCTGTTCACCGGCTCGCGGTGGATGAAGCCGACGACGATGGGCGGCTCACCCACCAGCGACCGGCCTGCGACCGACGAGACGCGCGCCACTGGCTTCGTTCGCCTCACGAGCAAGTACGTGGACGCGGCTGCGGCGAAGGCGGCCGAGATCACCATCCCGATCGACGGGAAGATGGTGAGCATCAAGTCCACGCCGGTGCCCGAGGCGCTGACCCTGAAGGACAGCACCAAGCCATTCGTTCCGCCAGGCGCGCAGGGCCCGGTGATGCGTCCGGCCGGCCCTGACGATGCCCCGCCGGTGGATCCGATGGCGGCCATGGTGGAGCCGCCTGCCGCAGGGCCGGAAGAGGTGCCGCTGACCGAAGGCGACCTCGCCAAGCACGCCATCAAGCAGGTCGAGACGGCTGCGAAGAAGGCCGAGACGCGCATCCACGACTGGCTGGTCGAGTGCAAGCACCCGGCCACCATGCGCAAGGTGCTCAAGGACATGGCACGCCTGGGCGTTGGCGTGCTCAAGGGTCCGGTGCCCGACATCCGCGAAAGCACGGTGGCGCGCAAGGCACAAGGCCGCGTGTCCGTCGAGATCAAGCGCAAGATCGCGCCGACCACGAAGCGCATTCCGGCGTGGAACCTGTTTCCCGATCCCGCGTGCGGCGAGGACATCCACGCGGGCGACTACATCCTCGAGTGCGATCACCTGTCGCCGGGCAAGTTGGAAGGGCTGAAGCGCACCGGCTTCTACATCAACAGCGCCATCGACAAGGTGTTGCGCGAGGGGCCGAACAAGGTCTTCCTCGACCCCAACAGCACGCAGACGCAGAGCGAGGCCGCGAAGCGCCGGCAGTTCACCGTCTGGTACTACTACGGGCGCATCGCGTTCGATGAGTTGGAGCTGATGAACCTCAAGGAGGCTGAGGCCATCCGCGAGGAGAAGCAAGCCCAGCGCGAGGAAAGCGAAGACGAAGACGCCGAAGACGGCCCGCCGGTGGAGTCGGTGCATGCCATCGTGACGATGGTCAACGACACGCCGATCCGCGTGACCGTGAACCCGCTGGAGTCCGGCCGCTTTCCGTACCGCGTCGGCAACTGGCGCGCGCGTGAAGGCTACTGGGCCGGTGTCGGCGTGGCCGAGCAACTGAGTTTCCCGCAGCGGCTGATCAACGCTGCGGTGCGCGCCGGCATGGCCAATGCGGCCAAGAGCGCCGGCAGCCTGATTGCGATCAACGACCTGATGCTGCGTCCAATGGACGACCGCTGGGCGCTGACGCCGGACAAGCTCTTCGGGATGAACTCCGAGCAGATGACCACGGACGACATCCGCAAGGCCATCGCGGTGTTCCAGATCCCGAACGTCACGCCAGCCATCATGCAGTGGGTGGAACTGGCACTGCGCCTGGCCGAAGAGTCCACGAACATCCCGCTGATCACGCAGGGCCAGAGCGGCAAGGACACGCCCGACACTTTCGGCGGCCAGCAGCTCCAGGACAACAACGCCATGCAGCTCCTGCGTGACGTGGGCTACGGAGTCGCGGAAGAGATCAGCAACCCGCTGGCCTGCGACCTGTACGAGTGGCTGCTGCTGGACCCTGATGTGCCGGACGACGAGAAGGGCGACGCGCAGATCGATGCGAACGCTGCGATTGCGATGGTCGAGAAGGCGCTGAACGACCAGGCCATCCTGATGATGTTCCCCCTGGTCCAAGACCCTGAATGCGGCTTCGACAAGCGCGAGTACGCGAAGCAGTGGATGCGCATCAAGCGGCTGAACCCGGCCGACATGATGATGACGGACGAGGCCTACGAGGCGCGGCAGAAGCAGCAGCAGCCGCCCCCGCCGCCGGTGGCCGCCGCAATGATCCGCGCCAAGAGCGCCGAGGCCATCGCGCAGAGCCGCGATGCGTTGCTGGGCAAGAAGATCGAGGTGGACACCGACCGCGACACGGCGCACGTCGTCAGCCAGGAGCGCCGCGACGCCGCGCAGCACGTGCAGCGCATGACGGAACTGGCAGACCGCAAGGAACTGGCGTTGCTGGACTACGCCAACCAGCACAAGCTGAAGCTGATGGACGCGAAGTTGGAGCTGGCCACGCTCACCATGGAACTCCGCATGCAGTCCCAGTTGGCCGGGGAAGACGGCAAAGGCCCGCAGATCAAGGAGCCGAAGCTTGAGCCTGAAGGCCGCGCACCCGAAGGCAAGGCCTTCCAAGCCTGATGCAAGCCAGAGAACCTTTCGCGCTCACGCCAGATGAGCGCCGCAGCACGCTGTGGCTGAAGCTCAGCGCCTATTTCGATGAGCGGATCCAGGCCCTGCGCGTGCAGAACGACGCGGCGCAGCCTGAGATTTCCACCGCTCAACTGCGCGGCCAGATCGCCGCGCTACAGGCCTTGAAGGCCCTGAACGTCGACCGCCCGAAGCAGGAGCCGGTCGACTTCTAACCCCATTCGCCGCCGGCCACTCGGCCCACGGCAATAGACCCACCCACGCGCAGCGCCGGTGGACCAAGACGCCGTGTGCGTCCGCCTTGTGGAGCAACCCAACCATGGGAATGGAGCAGGAACAGCACGACGACGAACAGCACTTGCCCGACGAGGGCGATGCAGAGCTTGAGGCGCAACGCGTTGCAGCGTTCAGCGCAGCGTTCGACGGCAAGCCCACGGAACCCCCGCCGGCCACCGACGAAGAGCAGCAGCAGGAACAGCAGCAGTCCGAAGCCCAGGCGCCGGTCGAACAGCCCGCGCCGAAGTTCCGCCAGATCACCGAAGACGAGTACGCCGAGTTGACCGCCCTTCGCACCAAGGTCCCCGACCTTGAGCAAGCGATGAAGCGCGATCGGGACGCGATCTACGGAACGATCGGCGGGCTGCAGCGCAGCATCAATTCCCGTCAGGCGATCGACCTCCCGAAGGAAAAGCTCGACGCCTTGCGCGCCGACTTGCCAGAGGTGGCTGAACTGGTGGAGGCGCTGGCGAAAGCCGGCACCGCCCCGGCGATCGACCCCGAAGCTGTTTTCAAGTCCACCGAGGAGCGGCTGAAACCAGCCCTGCAGCAAGCCGAGGAGCGTGCCGAACAGCGCGCGTGGATTCGCCTGGCATCGCAGCGCATGGAAGAGGTGCACCCCGGCTGGAAGAACGATGCCAACGGCGCCGAGTTCCAGGCCTACGTGAAGACGCAGGGCCCGGAGTTCATCGCCAAGCTGGCTCAAGCCTCCGATGCATGGGACTACCCGGTGATCAGCAACGCGCTGGCCGCCTGGAAGGACACCAAGAAGAAGGCCGCTGCTTCCGCAAACACGAGGCGTGACCGCATGGCGGCAAACGTCACCCCGCGCGGCTCGTCTGCGCCGGCCAACCCGGCGAAGACCCGCGAGGACGCATTCATGGAGGGCTGGAACACCAGCCCTTGAAACACCAATAGGAGCCTGTCATGGGCATGCACGGTTACACCACCACGTCGTGGCGCATCGACAAATTCAAGGGCGAGATCCTCAAGCGGGCCGTCCCGATGGAGTGCCTGGCGCGCGCCGGCCGCCAGATCTCGTTCCCGAAGAACAACAGCAAGACGTACCAGGCCAAGCGGTTCCTGCCGTATGGCGCTGCGACCACCAACAGCACCACGCTGAACACGTTCTTCGGCACGACCACGCTGGTCGATCGCTCGGCTGCGATCGTCAATGCGCACCTGACCACGGAAGGCGTCACGGCGTCGCCCGAGTCGGTGACCAGCCACGAAGTTTCGTGCGTCATGAAGCAGTACTCCTGCCTCTATGGCTACACGGACCACGTGGCCGACCTGGGCGAGGACGACATCCCCGAGCAGGAGAAGCAACTCACTGCCGAGCGCATCACGCTCGTCAACGAGTGCATCATCTTCGGCGTCCTGAAGGCGGGCACGAACAAGTTCTACGGCGGCACCGGCACCTCGCGCGCCACCGTGAACGGCACGATCACCTACAACATGTTGTCGGAGATCAGCCGCGTGCTGCAGGCCAATCACGGCCGCATGGTCACGCGCGTGTTGTCGGCCTCGGGCCTGTTCAATACCGAGCCCGTGCCTGCCGGCTTCCTGGTCTACGCCAGCACCGACCTGGAACACGACATCCGCGCCCTGGACAACTTCACCCCCGCGGAGAAGTACGCCAGCGGCACGCCGATGGAGAACGAACTCGGCAAGTGCGGCCGCTTCCGATTCATCCTGTCGCCGGACCTGCCGGCGGTGCTGGATGCCGCGACCTCGGTCACTGCCAGCACGTATGACCTGTACAGCACGACGGGCACCAACCCAGACGTGTACCAGTTCATTGTGATGGCCGCCGATGCGTTCAGCCAGGTCTCGGTGCGCGGCCTGACCGGCATGGAGCCGACCCACCTGCCTGCCGGCAAGAAGGACAAGTCGGACCCGCACGGCCAGCGCGGCTACGTCGGTGCCATCTGGTGGAAGCAGGCGTTCATCGAGAACGATGGTTGGATGGCTGTCGGCGAAGTCGGCCGCACCAACCTGACCAACGCCTGATGGTCCTGACGGCGGGGTAACACCCGCCGTCGCTAACACCTGAAAGGACCATCATGAAGGGTTCCATCATCACCGCGCTGTCGAGCATCGCAGATGCCGCGACCAAGGCGGCGTTGCGCAACATCCTGGGCGGGATCGGGGGTCGCATCGTCGCGAACACCGTGACCACCCCGGGCCTGACCATCAAGGCGGGCGCCAGCGCTCTCGTCAAGGCGGCCACGGCGCACTATGTCTGGTTCGGTGACCGCCTCGTTGCGGTCGCCGCCAACACCGACATGGCTGCGCTTTCGGGCACCGTGACCAACGCCAAGTTCAACGTCTACTGCTTCTTCGTGGACCGGGCTGGGACTGAGACCTCGGCCATGGGCGCGGAAGGCGCGACGCTGGCCGCGGTCAAGTTCCCCCCGATCCCGGAGGGCAAGGCGCTGCAGGGCTTCGTGATCATCAACCCGACGGGCACCGGCAACTTCGTCGGTGGCACCACGGCCATTGATGACGCGACGGTCGCCCCGGGCGCGCTCTACGTCAACACCTTCGGCGGGATCTTCGACCCGTCGATCCAACTCTGAGGAGGCCACCATGGCTCTCAACACCACGTTCACCCAGAACGGCAACACCATCGCCGCCGACGGCGCGCGCGTGAAGGTCGGTCGCCTCACGCTGCCGGCCGATTCCATCACCACCACCGACTACCTGCTGCAGGAGTTGGGCTTCACGCCGCGGTACATCAAGTTCTCGAACCTGACCGACCGCATCAGCGTGGAATGGTGGGAAGGCATGGCCGACGACACCTGCCTCAAGACCGCCGCCGCCGGCACGCAGACCCTGGAGACGACCAACAAGGGCGTCACCGTCTGCGACAGCGAAGGCACGGCCAAGACGACCGGTCGCAACTTCAAGGTGTCGCAGAACGGCACCCTGGCAGTGATCGCCGCGTCCAAGGTCATCACCTGGGTGGCGCTCGGCTGACGTTTCGCCGCGCAAGCGGTCTCCTGCCGCCACTCAAGCGGCTTCAAGCGGCCCCGATGGTTCACGCCTCGGGGCCGCTGCCTTTGCGGAGTAGCCAGATGGCACGACAACAGCATCGCGAGATCACCCCCGACGACTTGCCGGTCGGCTCGCGCCCCGACATCGACATGACCAGCGGCATGGCTGGGCGCGAACCCGAGCGCATCCTGCTGGTCGACAAGCCGCAGAACCAGTCGACGGCGTCCGCCGGCCGCGGCAGCCGGATCCCCAGCGACGCCGAGCTGGCCGAACTCGCGTTCATGGAAGAAGAGGTGGTGATCCGCCTGGAGCAGCCGACCTCGGAAGAGAAGCCCGTCCTGGCCTACCCCTTCAGCGTCAACGGCCGCACGACCTGGGTGCCGCCGAACCAGCCGTTCAAGGTGCGCCGCAAGTTCCTGGAGGTGATCCTCCGGAGCCAGCCGTTCAGCGTCGAGACCGACGTGTTCAAGCCGGGCGACCGCGACGAGCAGCAGTTCATCCGCCGCTACCAGTCGCGCCGCTTCAACGTGAGCATCCTGCACGAGCCGAGTCCCCGTGGCGCCGATTGGCACCAGCGCGTGTGCCTGGAGGCCTGAGTAGGTCATGAACCGCCTCACGCTGTCGCAGCGCGCCAAGCTCGAAATGGGCCTGGCCGGCGCTGCGAGCCTGACCGACACCACCGCGGCCACCGGCGTCGACGCCAAGGTCGTGAACTGGGTGGACCTAGCGTGGCAGCGCATCCAGCAGATGAAGCTGTGGGACTGGATGTGGGAGGCGACCACGGTCACCATCCTCGCCAACACCGCGGTGACGGCGGGCACCATCTCCGAGCGGCGCTACATCAAGGATGCGTGCCGCGACGCCAATTCGTCCCTGCTGGCGTTCCTGCCGTGGGAGCACTTCCGCCACGCGTACCCGTCCACGCTGATCGCCGCCGGCGCGCCGAGCGCGTGGAGCATCCGGCCGGACAAGGCGTTCGCAGTCAACGCCAAGCCCACGAGCAACGCGGCACTGAGCGTCGAGCGCTACAAGGCCCCGTCGGTGATGGCGCTGGACGCCGACACGCCGACCGGCCTGCCTACCGAACTGCACATGGCCATCGTGTGGCGCGCGGTGATGCTGTACGCCGGGCACGACGAGGCGGGCACGCTGTACCAGCACGCCAAGGCCGAGTACGAGAAGCTGATGGGCACGGCAGCCGGCGAAGAGCAGGCGCGGCCACATTGGGGGGCTTCCTGGTGAGCCTGAAGAGCGACTACCTCGCCCTGACCTACGGGCTGGACGAGCAGTCGAGCCTGACCTCTCCGCAGAGAGGCAGGCTGATCGGGTGCGAGAACTATGAGCTGACCTTCGGCGAAACCGGGTACCTGCGCACGCTGGGGTACGAGCGCTTCGACGGCCGCGCGGCGCCGAGCGATGCGACGTACTACATCGTGCCGTTCGATGCGGGCGGTACCACGGCCATCGCGGCCGGCGACACCATCACCACCGGCACCGGATCGGGCATCGTGCTGCGGGTGTCGGTCACCACTGGCTCTTGGGCCGGCAGCGATGCGTCCGGGAACCTGTACGTCACGGCCTACACCGGCACGATCACCAACGACCAAGTGATCAGTGTGAGCGCATCGCCGCGCGCGACGGCGGCGGATGACGCGGAAATCGGCCTGGTGGACTCCACCGGCTACGCCACCGACATCGCCTCGGCGCGCGACCACTACCGCAACCTGATCACCAAGCCGACGGGCGAGGGCGCGATCCTCGGGGTGAAGCTATGGGATGGCGTGTGCTACTGCATGCGCAACGCGGTCGGCGGTGCCACGGCCACGCTGTGGAAGTCGACCAGCTCGGGCTGGAGCGCGGTGCGCACCGGCATGCGCCCAGGCGGCGCGATGCGCGCTGTCATCGCCAACTTCTTCGGCAACACCAGCGGCCGGGCGATGTACGGCGTGGATGGCAAGAACCGGCTGTGGAAGTGGGACGGGACGACGTTCACGTTCATGGCCACCGGCATCTACGGGTCCGAGGGCACGAGCACCAGCAACGTCACGCCCGGCACCGGCGCCAAGGTGTTCACCGTCACCGAGACGGTGGGCGCCGGCTACACGCTGCGCGACTGGGTGGCGGGCCAGTCGCTGACGATCTACTCGGCCGCCGACGCCAGCAAGATCATGGTCGGCACGGTCACCAGCTACGTCAGCCCGACGCTCACGATGGACATCAGCAGCGCGTCGGGCGCAGCGGCCGCGGACTGGCACATCACCCGCACCGATGGGATCGACCGGCCCTTCACGCTGGCCGAGCACCGGAACTACATGATGCTGGCCTACCCTGAGGGCCAGCTTCAAACGTCGAGCCTGGGCGAGCCGCTGACCTACGAGGCCATCACCAGCGCCAACGCCTTCGGCATCGGGTCCGACATCGCCGACCTCGTGAGCCTGCGCGGCGAGACGCTGGCGGTGTTGTCGAGCACGACGATCTTCCTGCTGTACGGCTCGGGGTCCGAAGTGGACCCGTGGGTGCAGAAGAAGTTCTCCAAGACCACGAACTGCCGCTTCGGCAGCGCCAAGGAAATCAGCGGCAACGCGGTGTTCCTGTCCGACTCGGGCGTGCTGACCCTGGCCGGCGCGCAGGCCTACGGCGACTTCGAGGCGGGCAACTTGAGTGCCCCGGCGCGCACCACCGAGCGCTACGTCACCAGCGAGTACACCTGCTGCAACCTGGTCAAGAGCGTGAGCCAGTACCGGGTCTACGGCAAGGACAAGGCCGTGATGGTGATGACCTGGTTCGCTGACATGCCGCGGCCGGGGAAGGTGCAGTTCACGCGCCTGCGCTACGAGCACCAACCGGTGTGCGCGGATGCGGACACGTACAACGACGACGAGTTCCTGGTGTTCGGCACGTCCGACGGCTACGTCATGCGCGAGCGCAAGGGCACGACATTCGACGGCGAGGACATCGCGGCCTTCCTGCGCACGAGCTACTGGCACTACGGCAGTCCCCAGGTCAAGAAGCGTTTCCGCAAACTGATGCTGGACGTGCAGTCCGGCCTGACGACGGTGAACCTGTACTTCCGCCAGGACTTGGACTTCGGCGGGCCAGATCAGCAGCAGGCCTACCTGACCGCGACGCGCGCCTCGGGCGGCTTCTACGACTCGGCCTACTACGACCAGTTTTACTACGACGACGCCGAGATCGCGCAGATCCAGGCCAACGTCGACGGGGTGGCGCGGCACATGAGCCTGATGATCTATTCCAGTGGCGACACCGAGCCGCACCGCGTGTCGGCCATCCACACGCTGTACTCCGATCTGAGCGTGCAGCGCTGATGGCCACGAACCCGTATTTCTCCTGGTCGGATCGCTCGGCGTCGGAGCGCTTCGGCGCTGAGCTGGCGCGCGCGGGGAAACTGAACGACGCGTTCGATGCGATCGGCGAAGCGTTCGACGCCATCGAGGCCGAGGAATTCGCCCCGCTTGCATCGCCGGCCTTCACCGGCACGCCGACGGCGCCGACGCCAGCCCTGTCGACCGATACCACGCAGATCCCGACGACGGCCTGGGTCAACTCGCTCATCGGCTCGCTGACCGTGGGCCTGCCCTCGCAGCTCACGCACGGCGGCAAGGTGCTGTGGACCAACGGCACCAGCGCGAGCTGGGCGCTGCCGATCGCCTCGCAGACCGGGCACAGCGGCAAGTACCTGACCACCAACGGCACGGTGGAATCGTGGGCGCGCATGGTCGGAGGCCTAGGCGCGTACACCGCGCTGACGACCAGCACCGCGCTGAGCACGTCGGCGCGCATCCTGGACTGCACCAGCGCGACGTATGGCCAGGTGTTCCGCCTGCCTGACGCGACCACGCTGGCGCTGGGCGAAACCTTCACGTTTGGCTTCGCGGCCAACACCACCAACACCTTCGGCATCGAGGACTCGACCGGCGCGCTGATCTCGAGCAACGACCTGGGCGCAGACGACCGGGTGACGATGTACCTGTGCACGGACATCGGCACCGCGGCGGGGGCGTGGAAGCGCTGGCGCCCGTCGTACAGCGGCGGCGGCTTCGAGGCCATGCCGGCGGTGCCGCAGGTGATCGGGCCGAACACCACCATCCTGTCCAGCGGCACGCACGTGCAGACCCTGGCGCTGGGGTCGGACAAGTATCTGTGCGTCGGCATCGTGGGCACGACGCTGCATGCCTACGTGGTCACCATCGCCACGGCCTCCATTGGCCCGGCGACGATCACCAAGGGGACGGCGGTCACGCTGGCGGCCGATGCGGCAGAGCAGTCTCGTCTCGTGGCCATCAGTACCGGCTATGCGTTCGCCTACGTCAAGCCCGACGCTGGCAGCGGCGCCGTGGTGAAGGTCGTCCCCATGACCGTGAGCGGCACGACCGTCACGATCGGCAGTCTGAGCACTGTCGTGACCGGGCCGGCCGGCGGCGGTTATCCGTCGGCCACCGGCTTTGACTTCGTGGGCGACGGTGGCTCGTGGGGCGTGATCGCTGTGCTTGATGCGGCGAACGGCATCGGCGCCTGGGCGGTGTTCCTGAGCGCCGGGCCGCCGACCATCAACCTCAGTTCGCGTGTCACAGCATCGAGCGGGACGAGTTTCAGCACCAGCGCGACGCAACTGCGGCTCACCTCGTTCGCCGCGACCAAGTTCCTGCTGGGCGTGAGCACCACGGACAACAGCGTGGACTCCTTGCGTTCCGTCGTGCTGACGGCCAGTGGCGGCCCAACGCTGACGGTGAACAGCAACACCAGCACGGCTGTGGCGCAGGGTTCAGTGGCTGTGGCCGCGATCGACAGCACCAACGTGCTGTTGGCGCACGGGATCACCTCGGGCGCTACCGCGGTGCGCGTGGTGTCCATTGCAGGCGCCGCGACGCCAACGCACAACGCGAGCGTCAGCCTGGGCAACAACACCGGCACCTCGCCGCGCGCTGCGGCCGTCAAGCTCACCAGCTCGCTGCTGTGCGTGCACATGGGCTCGGCTAGCGTCGGGCACCTGTATTCGGTCGGCGTGAGCGGCACGACGCCGAGCGTCAACGGCACCGCGCTCGCTTCGGTGTCGTTCGACCTGACGCCGGGCCTGTCCTACGACGGCACCAACGTGGCCGTTGCTGCATCGAGCACCGGCGGCACGCTGTATTCGGTGACCGGCTCCGGGATCTCCGTGCTGTCGTCGGCTCTTGACGCCAACCTGCTGAGCGGCGGGCATGGCGGCGTGCCTGGCAATGGCACGTGGTTCCGTACCTCGCTCACCAAGACCTATGCGCTCTTCGGCCGGGCCGGCACCGGCCAGGTCTACCGTTACGCCGGAGTCGCCTGATGTACGTGCTCAAGACCGCTGGCGGTGACACCGCCGGCACGGCAACGACCGCCATCACCGCGACTGACGATGACACCTTCGTCAGCGCTGATCAGGTGTGGCTGGATCCGCGCCCGAGCAGCGGCGCCTACGTCGAGACCGCGGCCGACCCGGTGGCAGTTCCCACCGAAGTGACCATGCGCCAGGCCCGCCTTGCCCTGCTTGGCGCCGGCAAGTTGGATGACGTGGAGGCCGCGATCGACGGCCTGCCCGAAGGCCTGGTGCGCACCGCGGCGCGCATCGCCTGGGACTACTCGTCGATGGTCGAGCGGCACAACGGCCTGGTGTCCACGCTGGGCCCGCTGCTTGAGCTGGACGACGAAACGATCGATGCGCTTTTCATCGCCGCAGCGGCGCTGTAGGAGATCCAGATGCTGAACTACATGGGCAACGTGGCCGTGGCCTTCGACCAGTTCGTCAACGCGCTGTGCGGCGGCTCGTGCGACGAGTCGATCTCCGCGCACGCGTACCGGCTGCACCGCGACGACAAGCCGATGGGCTGGCTGATGCCGGTCATCAACTGCATCTTCTTCTGGCAGGACAACCACTGCCGGAATGCCTTCGATCGTGAGCGTGCGCGCTTCTACCTGCCGACGGAGTACCACTGACATGGCCGGCATGATCGACTTCACCGACGACCAGATCACCGGGCACCTGAAGTCCAAGGGGTACGTCGACCAGAGTGGCAAAGCGATCAACCCGCAGGGCATCCAGAGCGAGATGCAGACCTACGGGGTCAGCACCGACCGGCTCAACAAGGCCACCGGCTGGGGGTGGATCGATCCGAAGTCGGGCGGCGCAACTCAAGCATCTACGCCCGCGCCATCGCCTGCGCCGGCAGGGTATTCGAACGAGCAGATCGCCAATCACCTGCGCAGCAAGGGGTTCGTCGACGGCAATGGCTCTGTGAACGACCCGCACGGGGTCTATCGCGAGATGCAGACCTACGGCGTGGCGCCGGATCGCATCGACCAGGCGCTTGGTCTCGGGCAGCACACCGCTGCGAACTGGATCCGCGAAAACGTCACCCAGCCGGCGACGGATGCAAAGGTGCAGACGCAGACGCCAGCCCCTGCGCCCAGCCCGCAGCAGTCGATGCTGAACGACTGGTTCAACTCCTACATCAGCAAGGCGCCGGCACCGGCCGCGCAGTGGAGCGTGGACCCGGGCCGCACCACGCAGGGCCTGATGGGCGGCATGCTCGACAGCAACAGCGTCGACATGCGCCGCGCCGCCGCGCGCGGGCTGGCCAACGCCAACAGCCGCGGCATGCTCAACAGCAGCCAGGGCATCCAGTCGAGCCAGAACGCGCTGATCGACCACGCGTCGGACATTGCCAAGACGGACGCCGCGATCTACGCGGAGTCGGGCCGCTTCAATGCCGACCAGCAGAACCAGGTGGCGGCCGCGGACCTGAACCGCCGCGCGCAGATGTACACCGCCGGCCAGGAGATCGGGCTTGGCGACCGCAAGTTGGCGCAGGACGATCGGCAGTTCACGACCTCCGCGACGATCGAGCGCCAGAAGATCGCCGCGCAGATCCAGCAATTCCAGCAGCAGTTCGGCCTGGACGAATCGAAGTTCACCGAGCAGCAGAAGCAGTATTTCGCCGGCCTGAAGCTGGAGCAGGACAAGCTCGACCAAGCCGCGCGCCAGCACGTGGCAGAACTGGCCGGCCGCATCGACCTCGCGAAGATGGACGCGGACAACCGCCTGGCGCTGGCCGATGTCGAGGCGAAGTACAAGAACCAGATCAATCGCGAGACCAACATCAGCAACGCCTGGGGCACGATGCTGTCGGAGGTGGGCAAGATTCAGGGCAATAACGACATGGACGCCACCGCCAAGGCCAGCGCGATCCAGAACGTCATCAACGGCTTCCAGTCCTACGCGAAGACGTGGAACGCCATGGCCGGCATCAACATCGATGCGCTGCTGAGCTTCGGCATCACGATGCCCACTGCGCCACCGCCGCCGCCGATCGATCCATGGATGCGTGACGGCCGCTACGACAGCAGCGGCGATGGCGCCGCCGACAGTGGCGTTGGAACGAACGCCGACGGCGATGCTGCTGGCGTTGGCACAGGCCCGATGTGATCGACTTCCGCCGCATGACCGCCGACGACTTCGAGTCTGTCGCGCGGTTCGCGGAGCAGGGCCTGCAGCCCGAGCGCTACCCGGTCATCTACTCGCGGCCCAAGTTGCGCGGGGCGATCGAGCACTTCATGAACTCGCCGACCGACTATCACCGCATCGCGGTGGATGGCGGCGAACTGGTGGGCGTGATCGCCGCGGCCATGGCAGAGATGGCGTACTTCCAGCGCTGTGAGGCACACATCTTCGCGCTGTACGCGACGCGCTACGGGGTGGGCAGGCAACTGCTGTCAGGGCTGCTGACGTGGATGGACGATCACTTTATGGTGCAGCGCGTGTCGTGGGTGCACAACCCAGGAATGAGGCCGAGCGTGCAGCGGCTGGCGCGGATGTGCGGACGCGGACGCGCCACCGATGAACTGCAGATGACCGTTTTCTACAAAGAAGTGGCCGCGTAAAGGAAACGTTATGCCGATGATAATTCCAGTCGTAGTTGCATGGGCAGGCGCAGCGGGCGCTGTGGCTGCTGTCGCAGCAGGCACTGCCACGCTCGCTTCGTACGTCGCCATTGCGGGCGCCGTGCTGACCACCGTCGGTGCCGTCACGAAGAAGAAAGACCTGATGATCCTGGGCGGCATCATGGGCTTCGGTGCCGGGCTTGCCGGCGGTGGGACCGCTGCGGCCGCCGAGGGCGCGACGACCGAAGCGGCCACCGAAGCAACTGCCAACACGGCCATTGCCGAGGGCGCCGGCAATCAGGCCCTGACCAACAACGCAGCCAACGCAGCCGCTCAGACTGGAGATGCGCTCGGCACGTCGACCCTGGGTTCGAACCTGGGCGCGGCGGCCGCCGAAGTCAGTCCCGCGGTCGCGTACGGTCAGGCGGGCAACTCACTCGCCACGGGTGGGCAGGCGCTGGCGACGGATGCGGCCGCCACTGGCGCATCAAGCACTACCGGAGCGCTCGACTGGCTGAACAAGGTGGGCGGTGTCGTGAAGCAGAACAAGGAGTTGTTCCAGATCAGCGGCCAGATGCTGCAGGGCATGTTCGGCCCCGAAGCCGAAGCGCTGGACATGCAGCGCAAGGAGCAGGAGCGCCGCCGCAGGAACGCCAACACCATCGTCCCGCTCGGCCAGCTCGGCATGATCGGCACGCAACTCGGGAAGGGCTGACATGGCCGGCATGATCGACATCCCCGGCCAGGCGCCGGCAGACCCCCGGCAAGCAGCCGGCGCACCCCCGGCAGGCGGCGGCTTCCAGCGGCCCGACATCAGCGGCGCGATCCCGCCCGAGCAGCAGGACGCCGTGGCGCGCATCGTCGCCGCAGGCATGAAGGTGATGTACGCCCCGGAGATGCGCGAGCAGATCCTTGAGGTGGTGCAGAGCCAGGAGCCGGTGCCGAAGAAGCTGGCCGAATCTGTGGTGGGCCTGCTGCTGGTGATGGACCAGAAGAAGCCGCTGCCGATCGAAGCGCTCCCGTGGGCTGCGGTGGAACTGCTGGGCGAGGCCGCGGAGATTCTGCAAGCCGCGAAGCAGCCGGTGTCCGATGAAGACTTTAAGGCCGCGTGCACGATGGCCGTGTGGCACATCGCCCGGAAGATGGGCGCGAGCGATGACGAGATCGTCAACGGGCTGGATGCGGCCGGGCAGGGTGCGCAGCCGCCGGCAGCGCCGATGCCGGCGGCTAGGGCGGCTCAGTGACCACGATCGCATGGGATGGCAAGACGCTGGCCGCTGACTGTTGCTCTTGGTCCGGCGGTGCTCGGCGGCGAGTGCGCAAAGTATTCAAGGTGCGTGCGGCTGATGGCCGGACGTTCCTCGTGGCGTTCGCTGGCAGCGGGACATTTGCGCTGGCGGTGCTCGCATGGATGCGCGGGGGCGCACGGCCGGACCCGCTGGCGTTTCTGAAGCCCGATGAGCTTGGCAACCAATGCGCGCTGGTGATCGACGAGCAGCGACGGGTGTGGCAACTCGGAAGCGACCTGTTCTACAGCCAGATGCGCGAGCGCGTCTACGCCTTCGGCGGCGGCCAGGACTTCGCATGGGGTGCGCTGGAGGGCGGTGCCGATGCGCGGCGCGCCGTCGCGATTGCGATGAAGCGCAGCGACTACGCCGGGCTTGGCGTCGACACAGTGAGGTTCAAATGAGCATGTTCGGGCGCGCTCTTGCTGGCTTTGGCGCTGGTGTGTCGTCGATTGCGGCGAAATACGTGGACGAGGAGATTGCCGCCAACCGCGCCAAGACGCTGGCCGACCTGCAGCACCAGAACATGGTGCGCATGGACCAGTACACCAACGACCCGACGCGCCGCGGCATGCTGCGCGAGCTTGCTTCGCAGGACAGCCGTGCGGCTGCAGAGGCTTCCGCTGCCGGGCAGCGCGCCGGTGTGGTGGCGGGTCAGGGCGATGCCGCGTATCAGGAGGCGCTGACCACAGGCGCCACCCGTGACGCCGAGCGCAAGGGCCGCGCCACGGTGACCGAGGGCATGATCACCGGCGACTACCTGCGCGACAAGGCAGCCAAGGACGCCGCGGCCACCGCGCAGAGCCAGCGCGAAGCCACCAAGGCCGCGGCCGCAGACCCCGACTTCATGAAGGCGCAGACCGCGATCAAACTGGCCGACCCGGAGGTGAAGGCGCGCATTGCGCAGAGCGCCGCAGCCGCCGCGGCCAGCTACGCCAGCGCCGCGAACAGCAGCGCCCATGCCGAGCAGGCGCGCGAGCAGACCTCCGGCCTGAAGTTGGTGAACAAGCTGAAGGCCGAGGCAGACACCATCCTCAACGACCAGGCCATCAGCGACGAGGACCGCAAGAAGAAGCTGGCGGTGATCGACGAGCGCCTGATCGCCATGGGCGGCAAGCAGCGCGCGGCACGCGACCCAGAGTTGGACACCGTGACCGTCGTGGACAAGAAGGTCGACCCCAGCACCGGCAGCGAGACCACGACCACGCGCAAGGAAGTGCGCAAGCCCGGGCAGGCCAAGGCTGACGAGGGCGACCCCATCAAGGCCGCCATGGACGCGAAGCGCGCCGAGCGCGCGGCCGCGGAGAAGAAACCGGCGGCCGCCGGCATGATCAACGTGCCGCAGGCCGCGCCGCAGCCGCCCGCGCTGGGCGCGATCGACCAAGGCATCTACGCCGAGCTGCAACCGCTCAAGCAGCAGTACGACCAAGCCAGGGCGCAACTGCAGGCTGCGGCGCGCTCCGGCGATCAGCAGTCGATCCAGCGCTACACCCAGGCCGTGACCCAGGCCGCGGCCGCGCTGCGCCAGGAGGCGGAAAGCCGCCTCGGCAACGGCGCCCAACGCTTCCTGGCGGGCGTGCTCTAAGTGGACTTCGCCAGCCTTCGGGCGAAGTACCCGGGCTACTCGGATGACGAGATCCTGGCTGGCCTGCAGGCATCCAAGTACCCCGACTACAGCGTCGACGAACTGAAGGACGCGCTGGGCTGGAAGCCGATCAAGCGCAACGCCTTCGCCGCGGTGAACGATACCGTGATCGAGGGCGCCAACGCGGTGGCCGGCGGCGTCAAGGCCGTGGGCGACTTCATCGCCCCGGGCAACCGCTTCTCCGCTGGCATCGACGAGCACATCATCAAGGCCGGCGAGGCGAAGCAGTCCGACGAGGTGAAGGCCGAGAAGTCCCGCCTGGCGCGCGAGGTGCAGCAGGCCGACGGCATCGGCGGCGAGATCGGCGCGACGCTGGGCTACATCGGGCGCAACCCGGTGCTGTCTGCTGCCCAGGCGGCAGGCTCCTTCGTGACGCCAGGCGTGGCCATCAAGGGCGCCGGGATGATCGGTGGCGGCGCGCGCGCGGCGCTGGCCGGCGGTGTGGCCGCTGGTGCTGCGCTGTCCGGTGGCGATGCTGCCGGCCAAGCCTACGAGCAG